GTCAATCTTTCGCAAAAGTAGTTGCCGAAGGGGGGGGGCTTAACATAAAATAAAAAAAAGGACGCAAAAAAAATGGAAATAAGACAAGTCAAAATTGAAAACTTGATTCCTTACGCAAAAAACGCAAGGACGCACTCAGACGCGCAGGTCGCGCAAATCGCGGGAAGCATAAAAGAGTTTGGTTGGACTAACCCGATTCTTGTTGATGGCGAAAAAGGCATCATTGCTGGTCATGGAAGATTGGCGGCAGCGCGCAAACTGGGAATGACTGAAGTTCCTGTGATTGAACTGGCGCACTTAACAGATACGCAAAAGAAAGCCCTTATCCTGGCAGACAACAAATTAGCACTTAACGCTGGTTGGGATAATGAACTGTTGGCGATTGAATTAAAAGAATTGGAACTTGAGGGTTTTGATCTTGAGTTAACAGGCTTTGACCCTGATGAAATAGCGGCATTAACTCCGGTTGAAATTACGGATGGACTAACCGATGAGGATGCTGTTCCTGAAACTCCAGAAGAACCTAAGACTAAACTGGGCGACATTTACTTATTGGGTAACCATCGTTTAATTTGCGGCGATTCCACAAGTCAAAACGATCTTGACAAACTTTTAGCCGGCGATAGACCAGACATGATATTTACCGACCCGCCTTACAACATAGATTATCAGGGCGTTAGTGATAAGCGAGATAAGATTAAAAACGACAAGATGGAAGATTCTGTTTTTGTTGATTTCTTAACACAAACACTTTATGGTTGTGAAACTATGTATGTTTGTTGTTCATGGCATTACGCACATTTGTTCAGAGAAGCTATGGAAAAAATTGGGCGAAAACCTAAAGCCATGATTGTTTGGAACAAAGTAAATCCGGCGCAGCACTTAGATAAATATTTTAAACAGCACGAAATCATCTATTATTACGGTGATTATGGCGGTCAGAAAACGCTTAGAGGTGACATATGGACTATCAAGCGCCAGAAAAATACGGTTCATCCTACAATGAAACCTGTTGAGTTGATAGAAATTGCGTTGGAAGATAACAAAAGCAAAAAAATTGTTTTAGATATGTTTGGAGGTTCTGGCAGTACTTTAATAGCTTGCGAAAAACAAAACCGACAAGCAAGACTTGTTGAATTAGAACCCAAATATTGCGATGTAATTGTTAAGCGTTGGGAAGATTTCACTGGCAAGAAAGCTGAACTAATTAATGGCGAACAATAAGTTACCACCAGAAATCCATTTAATTCACGGCTCAAAGGGCGTGAATGCTGGTGTGCTTTTGCCTGAAAACATCAAAAAGCGCATTCCATTTGCAGAGTGGGCAAATCAACCTGAATTGTTTGTTAAGGAAAAATTTATCAACGAAACCGCAGACTATCTTTATGAGGTCTATGGAATTGGAAGTGAGCAAGACAGACACACTTTAATGATGCTTGCAGACCAGCTCGAGACATACATCAATGCTAGGGCGCAACAGGGCAAACATCCTTTGATTGTTAAAATTAACGACAATAAAACCTTTGCGCCGAATCCATACATTTCGGTTGCAAACGAAGCCATGAAAAACACGATAAAACTTATGAACGAATTAGGTCTTACTCCTAAGAGCAGACTGGATCGGCAAAAGCCGGAGGAAAGCAGCCCTGTTGCTAAGTTCCTCCGAGGGCCAAAAGGATGAAATGGCAAGATGGTCTTGCATACGCTCATGCGGTCTGCAAGGGAGACATAAACGTCTGCAAGGCGGTTCAGTTAACCTGTCAGCGTTTTATCAATCAAATAGAAAACAAAGAATGGGAATGGAAGTTTGACCCTGACTATCCCCAACATATCTTAGATTTTGCGGCTGCTCTTTGTCACACCAAAGGGCCAGATGCCGGCAAACCTATCATCCTTGAGCCTTTTCAAATTTTCTTTATCTGTGCCATTTATGGATTCAGATCAAAGAAAGATGAATCCAAAAGGATGGTGACTGACGTCATTCTTTTTATCCCTCGCAAGGCTGGCAAATCAACGCTTACAGCGATCATTGCGCTTTATGAGTTACTGTGTGGCGAGAAGGGCGCAGAAGTCTTTACGCTGGCTACAAACCGAGAACAAGCGACTATTGTTTTTGATGCTGCCAAAGGCTTTATTGAAAATATGCCGCAAGAGTTATCTGGTCTTTTTGCGGTTAGCAAATACGAAGTAAAAAAGATCGGCGACACCCAGTCAATGTTCAAAGCGTTAAGCAGAGACACAAAAAAGACGGGTGACGGTAAAAACCCTTCATGCGTCATCATTGACGAAGCCGCACAGATTACAGATCGAAACAGTATTGAGGTTTTGCACTCCGGTATGGTGGCCAGGGCAAATCCACTTAGGATTTACATTACGACTGCCTCCTTTACAAAAGAGACAAAGTTTTATGAGGACATGAATCTTTATAAATCTATGCTTAACGGAGAAGCGGCAGACAATCCTCGGTGGTTTGGTCTTTTGTACGGACTTGACCCGCAGGACGATTGGCGCGACATTGAGGTTTGGAAAAAAGCCAATCCGATGCATGGTATATCTGTGTTTGATGATGCCATTGCTCAGAGGGCTGCGGAAGCTGCTCACAAACCAGCAACCCTTAACGAATTCCTTTGCAAGACACTTAACATTTATGTTAGTGCTAATGCTGCTTGGATTGACAGAAAATATTGGGACGAATCTGTTTCTGCAATGCCAGAAGACAAACCAGAAGCCACTTTCCTAGCATTTGACTTGGCGCACAGTCGAGATTTGAATGCGGTTTGTACGCTCCACCGATATGGCGAAGAAGATTTATACGCCAGGTTTAAGTTCTTCCTGCCTGAAGATTCCTTAGACCTTATTCCAAATCACTACAAATCTATTTTTACCCAAGCTATCAATTCTGGCATTCTTCAGTTAACAGAAGGCAACGTAACAGACCTAAACCAGATTGAGGACTACATTTCCCAAGAAGCTGAAAAGTGGCAGATTAAAGAGATTGGATTTGACCCGTACAACGCTGCGGCTTTAGTGGCTAATTTATTTGGTAAGGGTTTACCCGTAAAGAAGGTTGGTCAGGGTATGGCGGTTCTGTCCAATCCATCCAAGACTGCTGAACAGTTGATTATGAAAAATGCGATTAAGCATGACGGTAATCCATTTGTCGGTTGGCAGATATCCAACTGCGAATGCTATGTGGACGTAAATTCCAACCTGAAAATCAGAAAAAATGAGGCAGACCCATCAGCAAAAGTGGACGGTGTTATTGCCATGATTATGGCTTTACATTGCCACCTTGATAACGTATTTACATCAGATTCCTATGGCATTCGTTTATTTTGAGGTATAAAATAAAGAAAAGCGAGGTGAAACATGGGAATTCTTGATATTTTCAAGCGCAAAGAAGTCAAAAAAGACGAAGCAAATACCTTGTTTGGTATGACCGCGCTCGGCAACAATTTGCTGATTGCTGCCGGAAAAGAACCCGATACACCTTACGCGCAATTACTTTACGTCACTACTGGAAGTTCCACCAATGCGGGTCGTCCGGTGGATATGTCCGTTTTGTCGCGCAATTCCACGGTTATGGCTTGCGTTGGCGCAAAAGCTCGGGCACTTTCCCAATTGCCTATCCGCATCATGGCTCAGTCTGATGACGGTTCTTATGTTGACGCAATTAAAGACCCAACCGTAGGACGCAGGGATAAAGACAAGGCGAAGTCTGTTTATAACCTGTTGATGAATCCGAACAATTTTCAGTCTCAATACGAATTCTGGTATCAGTGGCTGATGTGGTATGAGTTAAGTGGTGAAGCATTCACGCTTTGGTGGAGAAAAGATCAAGAGAGTTCTACCCAGACTCCTTTGGAAATGTACATTCTGGATTCGACCTTGATTGCCACCACAATCACGCCGACTCGTTATCCGACCTATCGTTTGGCGACTCCATCTTACGGGTTTAATAAAGACCACCAACTTTTGTCTCACCAGATCATGCACGTTAAGGAAATGGCGTGGCAAGGTTCTGCGGGTTTTAACAAAGGTATCTTGGCGGCTGAACTTGTCGGTCTGGATCAGGACATTGACCTGTACGCCAATTACATCATGTTGAATGGTGCTAAACCGTCCGGTATGTTCGTTACCGAACAAGTTATTCCTGACGCCAAATATAAAGAAATCGCTGCTCGACTAAAAGAGGCTTGGGCGGCTATGACCGGAAGCAAACAATCTGATCCGTCTAAAGCTGGTCAGGGTATGCTTTTGGATCAGGGTATGAAATATCAACCTTTGGATATGTTAACCCTTCAAGATGCTGACGCTGCCAAACTCAAAGAGCAAACCATGAAGCGAATCTGTGGTTTGTTTGGGGTTCCTCCGGCAATGATCGGTATTGCAGACCAGAAATATAACAATACTCAGACGATGCTGGATGAGTTCTATAAATCCACCATGTATCCAACTTTGGTGAGCATTCAGCAGAAACTGAAACAGCATTTGTTTAATGGCTACCCGTCCCTGACTGTGGAATTTGACACTCGGAACTTCCTAAAGGGCGCTCCGTTGGATCAAATGAACTTTGTCACGGCGGCAGTTTCAGGTGGGATTATGACGCCCAATGAAGCGCGGGAATATTTGAATATGCCCAACCTAGATGGTGCTGATGAACTGTTAGATGTTAAGGGCAAAGATAAACCGATTCCTGGCAGTAGTGCCCAAGATACCGGAGGCGGTGGCGGCAATCAAACTCGGAAAATGAACATTGGTTCAAAATGAAATTTTATACCTATGCACATTTTCGTCCTAATGGAAAAATTTTTTACATAGGTAAAGGTTCAAATTTGCGAGCATGGACAACAAGAAGAAATGCTTATTGGAAACAAATTGTAAAAAAAAATAAAGGATTTGAAGTAAAAATTTTGTCTTATTGGAAAACAGAAGAAGAAGCATTTGAGCATGAAAAATTTCTAATTTCTTGCCTAAAAAATATAAACATTAAATTAGCAAACTTAACAAATGGCGGGGAAGGAAGAAGTGGCTCAATTCTTTCTAATGAAACAAAAAGAAAAATGTCCATGGCAAAAATTGGCAAAAAAAAGACATTACAACATTGCGAAAATATAAAAAAAGCAAAATTAGGTATTGTTATGCCAAAAGAAACAAAAGAAAAAATTTCAAAAAAACTATCAATTGGTATAGTTAAAGCAACCAATTTAGAAACAAAAAAAGTTTCTTTTTTTCGAGGAAAAAATGAACTTGTTAAAGCTGGATTTAAGCCACCAAATGTTTCTGCTTGCATAAAAGGAAAACTTAACAAACATAAAAATCATGTTTTTGAACGAATTTTATGAGCATGATTTTTAAAATAGTGATAGCATCATTGGCAACATATAAGCCAAATTCGCCACCTGCTCCGAAAAGGGGTCGGCCCCCTAAAATAATAGATGATATTGACCGAACTAAAGTCGATGAGGTAATCCATGACCAAAAATCTAATGATGGTATGCGAAGCAAAACTCGCAATCGAAAAAAGCGAGGAACCGAGTGGAAAGATTGAAGCTCGCGTAACTACCTGGGGTGCTCGGGAGGGTGCTGATGGTCGGCGCTTTAACTACCAGCCTGAAGGTTTTATGGATTGGGCTAAAGAGTTTTCTAAGTCTGGTCGTCCTTTGCCGATGTTCGTTAATCACGATGCTGATGCAATTCCTGTTGGCGAGTGGACGTCATTTGAATTTGATGATGATGGCATGACTGCTTCCGGTCGTCTGTATGTAAACACCACGACTGGTTCTGACCTCTATCAAGTAATGTGCGAATCCCCCAATATGTTTGGTGGTGTTTCGGTTGGTGCTTACGCTGAAGAATATCAGTGGGTCAAAGAAGATGGCACTCCCTATCCGGCTGGATCGGGTGATTATTGGGAAGATGGTTATTTCCAAATCACTAAAGGTGGTTTGCGGGAAGTGTCTGTCGTGATGTATCCTAACAATCCCCAAGCAGAAGTGCAAAAATTGGAGTTCTTCCGAGAGGACGGGACTGCCGATCTCAAAGTTTTAGAAAGTGCCTTGCGTGAAGCAGGGTTATCTAAAAAAGATGCGGTCGCTGCCGCATCTACGTTCAAGAAAGTTTTGGAACAGCGTGATGCTGTTAAAGAACAGATTGAACCTGCGCCGACTCAGAGCGATTCTGATGCGGAAGCGACCGAAGCTGACATTATTGCTGCTCTTGAGGAGCGCGAACTTGTCAAAATCCTAACTCAACGAATCAAAGGTTGAAAAATGTCTCAAATCATTGAAAAACTGGACGCTATCGAAGCCGCTAATCTGGCTAAGATTGCCGAAGTGACCGAAGCCGCTAAAGCTGAAGTCGAAGCCGCTAAAGCAGAACTGACCGAAAAGGTTGCTGCTCTGGAAGCTAAAGTTGCCGCAGTGCAAGCCCCTCAAATCATTAAAGCGCCCACCAAAAGCGTTATTACTGAGGCGAACCGCGCCGTTAAAGACCAACTGAAAGCCTTTTACAAAGAAGGCGGTCGGATGGAAAAAGAACTGAAGCTCTTTGAAGACGAAAGCCAATACGCTGCGTACATGAAAGAAGCCTCGGCTCTGACTGGCGGTGGTGACGGTTTCGGTGGTCGTACTGCTTACGATCCCGTGTTTGTTGCTCTGCGTTTGGCTAACCCCTTGCGTGACATTTCTCGCGTTGTTGCCACTGATGGTTCTTCCTATCAGTTCCGCGCCAAAACGGGTAATGCTGGCGCTGCTTTTGGTTATACGATCCAAAACAACGGCTCGGCTACCACTGAAAGCACGACCATTTGGCAATTGGTGCTGCAAGACATGAACGTTCAATTCCCGATCCGTACTGCGGCTCTGGACGACATTGATGGCTTGGAAGCAAACGTCATCAGCGATATGCTGTTGGAATTTGCCCAGTTGGAAGCCCAGTCGATGATTCAAAACAACGACCAGGGTTCGACCTCTCTGCCTTACGGCGGTTCTAACGGTCTGCGCGGTCTGGATCAGTACGGTGGTGCTAATGCTACCTACACTGGTGGCACGACCTCTACGGCTGCTTATGGCTCGTCCGGCACTGGTTCTTCTAGCGGTCTGCACTCGCTGGCAACCTATGACCAGTTGACCACGAACGGTAACACTGTTGGCGCTGCTAACATTACTTACCAAGACGTTGTTAACTTCATTTATGCCCTGCCGCAACAATATTGGACTACCAGCGCTCGTTTTATGATTAACCCCGTTCTGCTGTCGCAGATTCGCGGTTTGAAGGACAGCAATGGCACTCCGATTTTTGAGCGTATGCATCCCCTGGCAGAGCCTGGTATCGTTGGTAAGCTGTTGGGCTTTGATGTTGTCGTGAACAAGTATCTCGACACCCCGAGCCAAACCACCACTGGTTCCGCTGGCACTTCTAGCCTGTACCCGATGTATTTCGGTGACTGGGATCGTGGTCATACCATTGTTGATCGCCTCAACATGGTTATGCGCCGTTACGACCAGACAGCTCCTGGATACATTACGTATTTCGGCGAAAAGCGTCTGTGCAACTCGGTGCGCGATCCGTTCAGCATCGTGCGTTATCGCTCGACTGGCACTGCGACCTAAAAAGGGTGGGGGAGAAATCCCCCACTTTTTCTATTTATATTTTTCTTGGAATTGCCATGACATATACCGAAAAAATCCTAGAAGGAATCAAGAAAGCAATCACCGAAGGCGGCAAGCAAACTATTGACTTGCGCGAAGCCTCTGCCCTTACTGGTTCTGGCTCGGGTGTCGGTGGTAATGTTGTCTTTGATGATGCTTTTGCTGCTCTGCGTTATGCGAACCCGCTACGCATGGGCGCTCGACAAATTTCTGTGAGTGGCTCTGATGTTCAGTTTGTTGCCAAGACTGGTAACGCAGCCAACTCTACAAATCCTTGGGGCTATACGTTTACGCCTAACTCTGGCTCTCCGAACGTCAGCACTTCAATTTGGCAATTGCCCGTTCGGGTTTTGGTTGCTCAGTTACCCATTCGTACTGCGGTGTTCTCTGATGTGAACAACCTTCCTGCTACGTTGGTTGAAGACCTTGCGCTTGAATTCGCTCAACTTGAGGGAACTTCAATGGTGCAAAACAACGACCAAAGTGGAACGACCACCACTTCCACGGGTGGCACGGATGGTTTGCGCGGTCTGAATATGTATCTGGGTTCTAGCGCAAGTGCTTATGGTTCCTCGGGTACAGCAATTACGAATGGTATTCACACCATTTCCACGGTTGCAACGACTGCTGCGGCTACTTATAACAATATCGTGAGTATGGCATACCAACTGCCTGCTCAGTATTGGTCGCTGCCTGGTACGGCTTGGCACATGACGCCAGATATGATTCTGGCTTTGCGTGAACTGAAAGATTCTCAAGGACTGCCTTTGTTCTTGGAAATCGGTGACGCTGATGGTGCTGCTTTGGGTCGTGTGTTTGGTTGGCCTGTGATTCCCAATCCTTACCTGACTTCTGCTTTCCCGATCTATTTGGCTAACTGGCCTCGATTCCTGACGATTGCTGACATTGAAGAAATGTCGGTTCAAATGTTTGAGCAAACTTCGCCAGGTTTTGTGACCATGTACGCAGAAAAACGTCTGGTAAGTTCTGTACGTGATCCGTTCGCGGGTGTGCGTATGTCCTACACTGCTCCTTAAGGTGAAGCATGGCTGCTCAAGACATTAGCAGTTATCCTTTTGCTGGCGTCACGCGCAATCCGTTCAACTACGTTAAGTTTGAGCAGATTAACCGTGACGTAGTAACGCCTTGGCTGACGCTTGATGAGATTACCCAACAACTGAACTTGTTTCAGGATGAGAGCCAAGATACTTATCTAAGCTCTTTGGAATTGGCGACTCGTCAAGCAATTGAGGACTATTTGGGAATGTCTATCATGCCCTTGTCCTATCGGGTTTGGTATGGCTCAGAAAGCCTTATTTCAAGCCCTGTGAGCCTTGATCTGCCCGAGGTGAGCCAAAACCTTTACCCAGACCAATCAAGCGTCACAATCGACCAAGTTTACTATTACAACGGTAACTTTCCTGCCACGATTGAAGTGATTGATCCTACCCAGTATCAATACGATCCTTCTGGAAATAAGGTTATCGTTCAAAGTCTACCCACCACGATTAACACAGTGATGACTGCGCCGATTGTCGTGGATTACACTTTGGTGGCTAACATTCTGTCTACTTATCCGGTAATCAAACAAGCCGCGCTTTTGTTGTTGACTCACCTCTACAACAATCGCTCAAATACCACGGACAATCAATTAAAAGAAATTCCGTTTGGTGTTGCCGCCTTACTGCGTCCTTACAAACCTCTGGTGATGTAAATGGCAATCGCACGTTTTGAGGAAATTACGGTAAAGAATCTGTCGTTTGGGAAAAGTGACTTTGGCGAACAAAGCACTACCCAATCAACATGGTTCAAAACTCGCGCTCGGGTTCATTCTGTGGCAAACAGTTTGCGAATCGCTGAGAAATACCGTCTATATCAAGATGTGGTGAATTTCACGCTGAACTACACACCGAATACCAAAGAGATTGTGGACAACCAGAATCTTTATTCGATTAACTGGAGAGGCAAGGATTGGCGAATTGATAACGTGCGCGAATCGGATGACCGGATGACGGTTATGATTTTGGCTTATCGTACAGACCCAGTTACGGCGGTGTAAATGGCACAAATGAATCCGGTTCAGTATGGGAAGGCGATTCAGTACCAACTGCAATCTATTGTCACGCCTGTACCTGTTTATGCGGCTTTTAACCGTAACTTTGCGACTGAGCCTAAGTTCATTACTTGGATGCTGAGAAACGTCCACCAAGATGTTTATACAGGTCCGGTTCAGTCGGTTAAGGGAATAGATCGACCCGTGTTTCAGATTTCTATCTTTACTCAACAGATAGAAGATGGTTTCACTATTTCCAATCAAATACTACAATCGCTACACGGATACAGCGGTTTGTTTGGTGGTGCAACAAATGGGTTTCAAATTTCTAAAGCTGATGTATTTTGGCTTTACAACTCATACGATAACGATGAAAAACTGGCTCAGATTTTCCTCGATTGCACACTAGACGTTCCAACATAAAACAGCCAACCATTTTTTTAAAGGAATTAACATGGCACTCCCAAATAAAGTTCTCCCTGGGTTTTCGGCTGCGCTGTATGCCCAATCTGGCGCGTCCCCCACTGCGCTGACTCTGACTCAACTTTCCACCTTGGCAAGCGTTGCCGCAATCGCTGTTTCTGGGAACTTGGTTCCTGTTGAGGCTGTTCCGGCTTTTGGTCAGGACGATGCGGTTGCTAACTTCACGGTTGCTGGATCGCGTCAATCGGACAAGATTCCCACTCAGTCTGCCCCAACCTCCATGAGTGTTACGGCGGCATGGAATCCTTCTGATTCTGTTCTGTTGTTGTTGCGTGGTGATGCTTATTCCGGCATTATTGACCGAACTTTTGTTGTGGCTGCTTCTGATGGTTCCAACATTGTTTATTACGCTTTTAACGGTCGTGTATCGCAATTCACCATTGACGCACAGCCTGGCGCTGAAGCCAAGTGTAATTTCACCATCCACCCCCGTGGCAACCTGTATGGTTGGTCTAACAACGCTTAAGGAAAAATCATGGCAGCACCTAATAAAATTCTTCCTGGTTTTAGTGCATCACTTTGGATGCAAAGCGCAGCGACTCCTACGGCTTTGACCACGGCTAACCTAGCGGTTTGGTCTGGTCAAGTAGCTACCATTGTGGGCACTACGGCTAATGGCACTGGTTCGGCTGGTGTTCAGGTTCCGGTGGAGGCAGTTCCTGCGTTTGGTCAAGATGACGCTGTGGCTAACTTCTCCGTGGCAGGTTCGCGTCAGTCTGACAAAATCCCGACCCAATCGGCTCCTACGTCTTTGAACGTAACGGCTGCTTGGAATCCCTCGGATACGGCACTTTTGCAAATCCGTTCTGATGCTTACTCTGGTATCGTTGATCGCACGTTTGTGGTGGCTGCTGTGGATGGTTCTAGCACTGTTGCTTACGCCTTTAATGGTCGCGTCAGTCAGTTTACGATTGATGCTCAACCTGGCGCAGAAGCTAAGTGCAATTTCACGATCCATCCTCGCGGTAATCAGTATGGTTGGAGTAACACCTAATGGAATTACAAGCCGCACTTGATGAATTGACCAGCACCTATAAAGACCTTGATCTAGTTGCTCGGGGTCTTCAGGTGAACGGTAAAGAAGTTGCAGACGCTTTGGCAGAAGCGGAATCCGACTCTGCTGAAGCTGTTGCTCTAAGGGTTTTGGCAAAATACAACCCCTACACGCCAGCTAAAAAATAAAATATGAAAATACAAGACACTAACGACCTGCTGAGTTTTTTGGTAACTCAATCCGACTCAAGAAAAGATTGGTTTGGGTTTACCCAACAAAAACTTACGGCAATCACATTGGCGCATGAGATTGCGGCTAGACACGCAGACAAATTTACTCCAGAGCAGGTGGTGGAGTATGTGTCTAAGTTGAACAATCTTTTATTTTTAAGGCTGATTAAACCAGGGGCATGAAATGACAACCTTCAAGATTGAAGGCTTGAAAGATGTTTATGCTGCGTTTGAACAGCTTGCCAATGACATTGGCGACAAGAAAGCTCAAAGCTCTGTTCTGGTTCCTGCTGTACGCGAGGCAATGCAACCAGTTCTAAATCAAGCCATAACGAACGCTCCAAAGGACACTGGTGGGTTGGCATTGTCCCTTCAGATTGAAGCGCGTAGACCCACAAAAAGGGATCGTAGGTCTAAGTATGTCAGTGACACCGATACCGTCATCGCTGCGGTAACGACTGCGTCTGGACAAAAGTTAGCAAAGATGAGCAGTGGAAAAGGGCTTAATTTAGCAAGAAAGAAACTTGCTAAGATGGGCGTGGCAAATGCTGATAAATTCATGGGAATTCAAGGCGATGCTAGGGCAATAGCGCAAGAATTTGGGTCTGCTCATAACGGAGCGCAACCTTATCTCAGACCCTCTTTAGAATCACAATCTCAATCCACTGTTAAAAAATTGGGTGAGATTTTGGGCAGACGAATCAATCAATACAGGATGAAAACAAGATGAGCAAACTAGGCGCAGCATTTGGTGACAAATACCAAGCTAAACGAAAAGACATTCTGACCCGCACCTTTGAATTGGGTGGGCATATCTTCAAAGTTCGCATTCCATTGGTTTCAGAATCCGATGCAATGTATAAGCGAATTGAAACCGCAGACGAAGAAAAGGTCGAAAAGGTCTACCAAGAAATGGTCGCACCTTTGGAAAAATTCCGAGGCTCGGATGAGTTTCAGTTTCTGGACAATGATGTGATGATTGGTGAACGCTCCATGAGGGAAGCGGCACAAAATAAAGTCTTGACCGAAGCTCGAATTACCGAGTTCTTTAAGTTGTTGATTCCTGAAGTGCCAGAGGCTACTTTGGATGACCTGACTTATGAGGACATTCAGACTGAGTTTCCTTTGTCTGTTCAGCTTCAAATAATTGAAAAAATCGGTGAAGCGATTAGCCCGACATACAGGGAAGCGCGAAAAAACTAATTGGCTCGTTAAGGCGTCAAGTTGAATGCGCCATGATCTTTAACGGGCACACCCATGAATCCATAGCGGATTTGGACGATGTAACGATGGCGCAAATTCAAACCATGTATGCCGATGGAATGATCGGCAATGCTGGATTGCTTAACCAATTGGCAGGATTAACTAATGGCATTTTTAACTACATTCGTCCGGCAAATTCCGCACCTTACAAACTAGCCAACATTATGGGACTTGCGTATGATTACATTTATCCTCCGCTATCCCCTGAACAACAAAAAGATGCGGTAAATAATAGTTTGCTGGCTTTTATGAGCCAAGCCCCTGGATTTGATAAAACAAGGTTTGAGGTGAGCAATGGCTAACATGATCGCTCGGCTTGGCGTTTTGCTAGGCTTGGATACCGCAGAGTTCAATAAAGGACTTGACCAAGCCGCAAAGAAGTTGGATCAATTCGGGCAAGCCGCTGAAAAATATGGAAAGATTGCAGCGGCTGCTTTGGTTGCCTCTGGTGTTGCCGCGCTCAAATACGCTGATGACATTGCAGACGTAGCAAAAGCCAACGATGTAGCAATTGATTCGATTCTTAAACTCCAGAATGCTTTAGCCAATAACGGCGGTGAGGCAGAGAACGCTGGAAAGCTATTAGCCAGTTTTACGAAGTATGTAGACGAAGCCGCTAAAGGTTCTTTTGAAGCGCAAAAACATTTTGCCAAGGCTGGCGTTACTCTTAAAGATTTAGGCACTCTTTCTACCCAAGATTTATTCCAAAAAACAGTTGCAGGAATTGCGGCTATTGAAGACCCGTTGACTCGAAATGCTCGGGCAATGGATGCTTTTGGTAAGGCTGCTAAAGGCGTTGATTTTGTCGGTCTGAACCAAGATATTCAAAATGGCGCAGGTGTAACTGACGATCAAGCCAGAGCCATTCAAGTTGCTGCTGATGCGTTTGATATGTTGTCTCAACACGCTAGAGACACTGCTAAAACATTTGCTATTGCTCTTGGACCTATCCTTAAAGATTCCCTTGAATATATAAAAGACATTAAGGGCGAAAGTTCCTTAATGGGCGATGCTTTAAAAACAGTTTTTCAAACTGTTGCTATTGTGGCTGCTAATGTGGCATTTGTTATTAAGACAATTGCGTTGGACATTAAAGGACTTATTGATGTTGCAGGGGCTTTCTTAAAAGGTGGCCCAAGTGCTGCCGGAAAAGTATTTGATGAAAATATCCAACGAGCAGAAAGAGCCAGAGCAGAAATAGATCAATTTGAGCGCAAGGTTTTGGGGAATGTCAGAAACCCCAATGATCCACGGCGCTTGGATATGCAACCTGGAAAACCGCTAGGACGTCCTGTTGTTCCTGGTGAAGACCCTGAACTTAAAAAATATTGGAATCAACAAGCCAAAGCGTATGCTGCTCAACAAGCTCAATTAAAAGAACTTTATGAATCTCTTGGACAAATTGACAAATTAGAGCAAGGTCTTGCCAAAAATGAATTAGATCGTCAGACAGCAAAAAGCACAGATATTGAGCGCTCCAAAGAACTGATGGAATTGGAATATCGCGGTTTAGAAATGCGTCAAGAAGATGTGCAATATCAACGCGAACTTTTAATGATTGGTTACGAAAAAGAAGACCAACTTAAAAAAATTGCAGAACTTCAATTGACTGATGAAGAAAGAATAAATGCTATTCGTAGAGAAAACGAATTGGCAGAACAAGCTGTTAAATTGGCAAAAGAACGTTATCAATTAGAAAAGCAAACCCGTGAAGGTTCATTTGCTCAAGGTGTAGGAAAAGCCGCAAGAGACTTTATTCGCGATTTACCTACCGAGTTGGAAAACGGACAACGTGCATTTAATTCTGTTGTCAGTAACATGGAATCTGCGCTTGAGCGTTTTGTTAAAACCGGAAAATTCAGTTTCAAAGATTTGACGCGAAGCATTTTGCAAGACCTTTTGTTGATTCAGCTTAGGGCGCAAGCTGTTGGAATCTTCAAAGGTTTGGCAGGCGGTTTGTTTGGTGGTTCTATCTTTGGGTCTAAGTTTGGTGGTGCCGATATAGGCGGTGTTGGTGCTGCGCCTTATGCAAACGGTGGCGACCCGACTCCTAACCAAGTTGCTTTGGTTGGTGAAAGAGGACCGGAATTGTTTGTGCCTCGCACTGCGGGGACGATCATTCCCAATCATGCATTGTCTGGAGTGGGCGGTTCTACTGTTGTCAATAACTTTTCAATCAGCGCAATTGACACCAAGAGTTTTGAAGATCGTTTATTGAATAGCCCTAACGCAGTGTGGGCGGCAAACCAGTATGCTAGTAAGTCACTGGCATTCACTAAGGGACGCGCATAATGGCTTACCAAACTATATTTGAGATTCAGCAAAGCATGACGGTGAACAATCGCCGGATGATTGGTCAACAAGTCACCCGCGCTGGATATGTAACTGTCGCTCAGTACCTTACGGCTGTGCCTTGGGTCTTTACGATCACGCCTCACAATTACCTGTACTATCCTCAAGTCAGGGACGTGATTCAAGCGATTGACAACGCTGACCGACAGACTCCCGAGAACATCGTTTTCTCATCGTCTAACCTTTCTTGGTTCACGGCTTATCAAGGTGACTTGAGTTTGGCTCAAGCTGCTGCCCTAACTTTGGCGTCAGTTCCGGCGGCTAACGCTCAAACCATCAGTATTGGCAATCTGCCTAGCGTTTCTTCAACGGCTAAAGTATTCAAGGCTGGAGACTTTATCCAGTTTGGGAATAGCTCGGGTACTAAGTACGTTTATAAAGTCACTGAGGACGTTTTAAGGGGTTCTGGAAGCACT